CAGAAGGTTTCCATGTCAAATTACATGGTCTTCGATCTCCCGGCAGTTGGATACTCGAACGCCGACGTTCAGGCCGTGTACGCGGGCTTTAAGGCCCTCTACACAGCAAGTTCGGACGCCCTCGTCGTGAAGCTTCTCGGCGGTGAGTCGTAGTTACGACTTGCCGTCTTGGAGCTCTCACGTAAGAGGTCTTCCTTACTTCACCTGGAAGGTTGGTCATGACAGAGTTCTGTCACGATTGATCTGCCAGTTGCTTGACGACGCCGTTAGAGCGGACTCTTTCGAGAATTTCTCGAGGAGTCCTTTGCAGTACGAGGCCAAGTCCAGGCTCAAGGAGTTGTTAGATCCTCGGCTTGGCTTGATTAAACCTCGTATTGACTCTATCGGTGTGATCATCGATCGTCCATTCGGTGAGGCAAGACGGTTTGACATTGTCTTGTCTTTTCAAGCAGAAGGGCACCGCCCAACGGGCAGTACCTATAAGCTTGACCGAATGAGCATTAAGTTGTAGGCTTGGATAGATAACCCCACATTTAAGTGAGGATCTATGAAAAGCCAACAACCGCTCCAACCAAAGGAGAATGATTTACTCCTTTGGAAAATGGTTGCCGAAGAATCGGCGGCCAGATGTGGCACTAGCACCACCCTTGACTGGAAAACAGTCAAGACCCGTGTAGAACACGAGGGGTTCTCGTTTTTGACGATCACCCTGTCTAACTTTGGAAAAGACTTCGAAAGAAGCCTGGACCAAGGTTATGTCGATCACAACTCTTTTCTTGGTTTCAAGAGAAGAGGAGGTCTCCCCCTATTTCTAGGAGGTTTCCTTGATCTTGTGTTCTCACGGGATTCTGGTGTGTTGCTCGATGAGCCCAGTGTGGACGCAATCCGAGAGATACGTCAACTTTCGTTGATGTACTCGAAGATTCTTCTCCCTTGCAGCGATGCAAGGGTGAAGGCTGCATACAACGGTTTCATCGAGAGTGAGCAGGTAGTCAGTGGTTTTGACATCCATCGGAGCCCTATTGATTTAGAGGCTTTTCGACGAATGTCGAGACTGCTGTTTCGGGATATGTTTATTGCGGCGGATCGCGAGATCTACCACAACTACACCATTCCGAAACATGGGCCCGGTGCGACTGCTGATAAGTTGCGTGCGAACGCAAAGTATCTGCAGCGGTCGTGGCCCGTTCGGTTGCAGAGAGAGTTCCCTTCGGACCTCTATCTGCTTCCAAACCCTCGTTATAGTGAGGGTTTGGCCGAAATTGACTACCTCGAACCTGACATGGAGCTACCTGTAAAGATAGTCTCCGTGCCTAAAACGCTCAAGACCCCGAGGATTATCGGAATTGAACCGACTGCTATGCAATATGCACAGCAGTCCGTCAAAACGGTTCTCCTCGACGGAATCAAGACCTTTGGTCTTGGTTCCTTCCTTGAATTCGATGACCAGACGCTTAATCAGCAAATGGCCCTCGAAGGATCGGTGACCAGAGAACTCGCTACTATAGATCTTAGCGAGGCCTCTGATCGGGTCCCGAATCAGCTAGTAATGGAAATGATGCTATGGAATGGTCCATTGTGTCGGGCCATCCAAGCCTCTCGTTCCACGAAAGCTGATGTACCTGGACATGGGGTTATTCCCCTATCCAAGTTCGCGTCTATGGGTTCAGCACTCACGTTCCCTATTGAGGCGATGGTCTTTTTGACCATCATACTCGTTGGGATCGAGAGATCGCTCAACACACAGTTGTCCTACGAAGGCCTTCAGGCCTTACGAGGACAGGTGCGCGTCTACGGGGATGATATCGTTGTCCCCGTAGAACATGTCGAATCCGTCGTTAGGACACTGGAGCTCTTCGGAGCAAAAGTGAACCTACGCAAGTCTTTCTGGACCGGAGGGTTCAGAGAGTCTTGCGGAAAGGAATATTACGATGGCCATGACATTAGTATCGTCAGGGTCAGGCG